TGTTTCTGATCAACTAGATATAGTCAATGATGGAACAGACTTACACATAAATAGATATGAAATATCATCAAATACAAATACTTCTCTTTATACTGTGCAATTAGAAGAAAATGCGGGTATAATTAGTTTGAAAGTAACACCGACAAGTGGATCTATAACCGCTAGATATTATAGAACCGCCTTAAAGTTTTAAGGCGTAAGGGGAAACAAAAAAATGGCAACAGTAGATAAAAACTTTAGAATTAAGAATGGTTTAGTTGTTGAGGGATCAACAGCTACAGTAAATGGATCTAATATCCTTACTGAAAACTCACTAGAATTTATTCAAGATACCGTAGCGGCACAACTTGTAGACGGAACACATACAAATATTTCAGTAAGTTATAATGACACTACTGGAACAATTAGTTTAACTGGCGCAGTAACATACACAGACGAGCAAGCACAAGATGCCGTTGGTAACGCAGTCGGAACTGGACTTTCATACAACGATACAACAGGTGCAATATCTGTTGACACATCCACAATTCAGGCTCGTGTCGCAGATGTATCTGACACTGAAATTGGATACCTTAATGGCGTAACATCTTCAATTCAGACACAATTAGACGATAAGTCAACTGCAAGCAAAACCGAAACATTAACAAATAAGACTTTAACATCACCAAACATAAATGAAAACGTAGCACTTACAGCAACCGCTACAGAACTTAACATTCTTGATGGTGCAACACTTTCTACAACAGAACTTAACTATGTAGACGGCGTAACCTCTTCAATTCAAACACAATTAAACAATAAATTTGATTCAGCAAACGCTTCAACAACAAATATTTCAGAAGGCACAAACCTTTACTTTACAGACGAAAGAGCACAAGATGCTGTAGGAAACTCTGTAGGCAATGGTCTTGATTATGATGATGCAACAGGAGCAATTTCTGTAGACCCTTCAGAGTTTACATTAAACTCTATTGGCGCACCATCTGCAGCAGTAGCTTTAAACAGTCAAAAGATTACTGGCCTTGCAACACCAACAGACGAAACAGATGCATCAACTAAAGGCTATGTTGACGGAGTAATTTCAACAGAGGTATCAAATCGTAATACCGCAATTTCAACAGCAGTTAGCAATTTAGTAGACGGCGCACCAGACCTTCTTAACACTCTTAATGAATTAGCAGCAGCAATTAATGATGACGCTAACTACACAACAACTATTACAACAGCTCTAGGAACAAAAGCTCCTTTAGCATCACCAGCATTAACTGGAACACCTACTGCCCCAACAGCAGCAGCAGACACAAATACTACTCAAATAGCTACAACAGCTTTTGCTAAAGCAGAAGCAGACGCAGCACAGTCAGCAGCGGAAGCCACAGCATCAGCAGATGCAACATCAAAGGCTAACGCCGCTCAAGCAGCAGCAGAAGCCACAGCATCATCTGCTCTTTCTGGAGTAACTGCAGGAACCACAGCGTTTACAGCAGTAAATGTTAACTCAGTAGCTAAGCAAATTGCTGCAACCACAGGTAATATTGTTACCGCAGCCGCAACCACAGCTTATGCATGGGCAAAGGCTTCATACCGAAGCGGAGAATTCCTTGTTAAGTCAAAAAATGGAAATCACACAGAAGTTGCAAAAATTATGGTAACTCTAGATTCTTCAGATAACGTCTATATCACAGAATATGGAATGTCATCAACAAGTGGAGTTGCACTTCAAACAGTTTCAGCAGATGTAAGCGGAACAGATGTAAGAATTCGTGTAACACCTGCAAATAACAATACCGAAGTATTAATCACTGGTACACTTCTAGTATAATTAAATAAAAGGCCAGGGGAGAGCCTGAATCTCCCCACAAAAAACAATTAGGGGATATGTGAACTTAAATGGCAACAGAGAATAAAAACTTTAAAGTTAAGAATGGAATAAATGTCGCAGGAGATGCCACATTTGATTCTAACGTCGTATTAGGTTCAACCCCCCTTAGATTTGACACAACAACAAATAAACTACAGATCCAATTAAATGGAACCTGGAGCCCAATTGCGTTTGTGGCAGACATTCCAGATATGACAACAGAAATAGGCTTTATGGATATTGGATTAGCTATTGACTACAATGGTCTTCCAGTCTATACAGTTCAGGCAAACGGAGTAAGTACAACAGCAACTAAATTCGCAGACGGTGGAGCCCCATCAACTTCAACATATGGGTTAACATTTGATTCTGGAGTTATAGGTTAATAAAAAATAAATGCTATAATTAGCAAATAAGGGGTAATAAATATGTCAACAGTAAGAATTCAAGTAAGACGAGGAACAGCATCAGAATGGACCTCAGCAAATCCTACATTAGCCGCAGGTGAAATGGGTGTTGAAACAGACACCAGAAAAATTAAAGTTGGAACTGGTAGCACAGCATGGACTAGCCTTGCATACATAGCCTCAGATGCACCAGGAATTACAGAAATTGCACAAGATGCAATTGACTCAGCACTTTCAATGGGAGCAGGTCTTACAAAATCTTACAATGATGGCACAAATACAATTTCTCTTAATATTGACTCATCAGTTGTTGCACTTAAATCTTATGTCGACGATCAAATAACTGCACTAGACAACGCAGCAGATGCAGCTTATGTATTACTAGCAGATGTTGGCAATGCAGGCGGACCAGCAAAGTTAGATGTCGATGGAAACTTATTGGTTCCAAAATCAAGCATTATTTTAGAGGGATCATCAGCAGATGCTTGGGAAACAACTCTTACAGTAACAAACCCTACAGCAGATAGAACAATTACTTTACCAAATGCTACTGGTACAGTAGCTTTAACATCTGACCTTGAACCTTATGCAACAACCGTAGCACTTAACTCAGTAGTTTCTGCATTAAATATTCACCAAGCGGCACATGTTGCTACAACAGATGCTTTAGCTGCTACATATGCTGCAGGATCTGCCGATTTAGGAGGCGGAACTGGTATTGGTGCAACTTTAACTATGAATTCAAATGGAGTATTGTCTATAGATGGCGTAACCATGGTTTCAGGATTCAGAGTGGTTGTAAAAGACCAAGCAAACAATATTCACAACGGTATTTATGAAGTAACAAATGCTGGCTCCGTAAGCACAGCAGCAGTTTTAACTAGATCAGGAGATTATAATAACTCAAATGAACAATTACCACTTGATGTACAAAAGGGTGACGTTGTTTATGTAATGAGTGGAACTGCAAATGGATTAAAACAATTTTCTCAAATATACACAGGAACAAATACAGACGGTTCTGTTAAAATTGGTACAGATGCCATAGACTTTACTCAAATATCAGGAACAGCAACTTTTGAGGTAGGCGATGGAATTACTAAATCAAACAACACTATAGCTGTAGATGGAAGTTATGTACTTACCACAGCAGCCGCAGACACAACTTATTTAAAGAAAACTGATGCAGGTACAACATATTTAACACAGGCAAACGCAGGTACAATTTATTTAACTCAATCAAATGCAGACACAACATATTTAACTCAATCATCTGCAAGCACAAATTATTTAACTAAAACTGATGCAGGAACAATCTATCTAACACTAGATGCTGCAGCAGGCTATTTGACTGAAGCTGAGGCAACATCAGGATATCTTGCAAAAACAACAAATCAAATTGAAGATACTAATATTAAATCTGGCGCAGCAATTCAAGCAAACAAAATAGCAGGAACTGCAATTACAGCAGCAGATACAGGTACTGTAACAAATGCAATGCTTGCAGGATCAATTGCTAATGATAAGCTTTCTAATTCAACAATTTCAGGAAAAGCACTTGGAAATAATTTAGACACATTAACAATTGGAACTGGTTTAACTGGTACATCTTATAATGGTGGAGCAGCAGCAACAGTTGCAATAGATTCAACAGTTGCTACTTTAACTGGCTCACAAACACTTACAAATAAAACAATTACTGCACCTCTTGGATTAGTAAAAGGAGATGTTGGACTTGGAAATGTTGACAATACTACAGATGCCAATAAACCAATATCATCAGCGACACAAACAGCTCTTGACCTTAAGGCTCCGTTAGCCTCACCAGCACTTACTGGAGTCCCAACAGCACCTACTGCAGCAGCAGCAACTAATACCACACAAATTGCCACTACAGAGTTTGTTCGTGCAGAAGTTGCAGCACTTGTAAATAGTGCAGGTTCAACACTTGATACTCTTGGAGAAATTGCAACCGCTCTTGGAAATGATGCAAACTTAAGCACAACACTTACAAACAGCATTGCATTAAAAGCCCCACTTGATTCACCAACATTTACTGGAACAGTAACAGTTGCAGCAGCAGGTGTAGCATTTACAGACGGAACTCAGACAAAAGAAGGCGTTCCTTCAAGAACTCCAATTGTTTACAAAACTGCAAACTACACATTGTCTGCAGCATCTGAAAGAGACTCATTAATAGAGGTAGATTCTACAAGCCCAGTAACAATAACAATCCCAACTAACTCAGCAGTTGCTTATCCAATTGGAACAACTCTAGATATACTTGGTACAAATACTGGATTAGTTACAATTGCAGGAGATACAGGCGTAACAGTAAATGCTACTCCTGGATTAAAATTACGAGGACAATGGTCATCCGCAACATTATTTAAGAGAGCAGAAAACTCTTGGGTAGTATTCGGCGACTTGAAGTCATAAGGAGATATTGTAAATGAGTAAAAGATCTGGTAGAAAATCCCAAGCAGCAAACGATTTCTTAGAGCCAAAACCTGTAGAAAGCTTAACCGCTACAGATGTAGGAACATCTAGGACATTTAATAACGGAGCAGCAAATTTATCATGGTCTCTACCAGCTGGCTCACCAGAAGCTACAAGTTATACAATAACAACAACTCCATCATCAACAACTGAAACTACATCTAATACATCTTTTCAGTTTACAGGACTATCTTCAAATACATCATATACATTTTCAGTAGTTGGAAGCAATGCAGCAGGATCTTCTGCTGCAACAGAGTCTAGCTCTGTATTAATTACTACTGTGCCAGCAAAGCCAGTTTCTGTAAGCGCAGCATCACCAAGCGCTGATCAGGATGTAGTATCATGGTCAGCAGGAGCAACTGGAGGTAAAGCAATTACTAGCTTTACAGTTGTTTCATCAGATGGACCTTCATACACAAACTCTACGTCACCAAAAACTATTTCAGAAACAGCAAATACATCACAAACATATACTATTTATGCAATTAATGATAATGGAACATCAGAAGGAGAAACTACAAACTCCGTAACCACAACAGCACCGTTCTTCCCACCGTTCTTCCCGTACTTCCCACCGTTCTTCCCGTTCTTCCCGTTCTTCCCACCGTACTTCCCACCGTTCTTCCCGTTCTTCCCGTTCTTCCCACCGTACTTCCCACCGTTCTTCCCGTTCTTCCCGTTCTTCCCACCGTACTTCCCACCGTTCTTCCCGTTCTTCCCGTTCTTCCCACCGTTCTTCCCACCAAGATTTGGACCATTCTTCCCACCAGCATTTGGTCCATACTTTGTAAGATGCGTAGATGGAGATACCTTAATACTAACTAGCGAAGGATTAAAGCCTGCTAGAGATATTAAGATAGGAGAGAAGTTACTAACAGTAGACGCTAAAGCAATATCTGGAGAGTCTAACTTCGCACCACTTCAAATAAATGTTCAAGATTTAGAAATAAGCAATCTTGTACAAACAGAAGTAACAAATGTAATTGCTTCAGATAAGGTAGATAGAGTTTACTTTAACAACGATAAAACAGCTCAATTTACTGAAACTCACCCAATATTCGTAAAACGCAATAACGAATATCGTGTAGTCGAAGCAGGCACAGTTCAAGCAGGAGATGCCTTGATACAAATTAATATAGGCGCCCTAGGAGAGACAGTATTAATGTCAGAAGTTATATCAGAAATAGAGGTTACTGAAGTAAATAAGGTAACTCTAGATGTAGCAAAAGATGTATACACATTTAGCTGCGACTCATATAACTGGTACTTTGCAGGAAATATTTTAACTCACAATAAATAGTAAAATAATTATTAGGGCCCAAAAGGCCCTAATAATGTTGACAATATATATATAATTATATATAATATATTTCTAGCAGAAAGAATAAAATGTCAGATATTTATGATATAGACAGCAATCCTTGGTTTACAAAAGATAGATCGGAATCAACTTCTTTTAGAGTAGAAAGATCTTTTGGAAATATTAAAGTTTTAAATCCAGGAATTGGATTAAATATTTATGAATCAGCTATTACAAGCGATGTTTGTGAAACATCAATTAAAACATTAGAAGATAAATTAACTAACGGATCACTTTATAAATGGTCAGAAGCACAAGTTACAACTTCCGACAAGCCAGTAAAATCTGCAAGAGACTGTGTTGATTTTAAATTCAAGCCAGAAAACCTTGGACAAAGAAATGAAAACAATGCAGAACTTTTAGATATGCATAAATCAATATATGATGTATTAAAAAAATGTATAGATGATTATTGTCAATACTGGGGAATTAATGTAATATATTATGAAGCATTTAACTTTGTAAAATACACAAGCCCAGGACAACACTTTAGAGTTCATGCAGATCATGGACCGCATTACAATTGCACCGTATCCGCTGTAATTTATTTAAACGATAATTATGAGGGCGGAGAAATAGCTTTTCCAAGATTAGACAAATTAGTATACAAGCCAAAACGTGGTGATGTAGTAATATTCCCATCAAACTATATATATGAACACTCTTCAGAACCAATGATTTCTGGGGATAAATATTCAGTTGTAGTTATGATGGATATTAATCTATTAGGACATAAGGAGAACAAATGACAAATACTCAGACATGGTCTAGCGCAGAAGATTTAGGTTCTGGAATTTGGGTGTATAGAGATGTTTTAACAAAAGATTTAAATTTAATTGAAAGATTAGAAAAAGAACTAGATGGCAAGTCTCCAAATTACACCTGGCAACCAGCATATGTTGGATATCAAGAAAGAATGCCAGAGTATAGAGAATGCGTTGATTTTAAATTTAAAAAAACAGACATAGAGCAAGACAAATCAGAAGTTTCTTTATCCTTACAGCAAATATGGCAAGACTGCTACGACAAACAAGCACCAGCAGTTCAAGATTATTGTAAAAAACATAATATACATAAACTGCAATACTGGGAAGCTTTTAATTTTATTAAATATGTGCCTGGTCATCACTTTATGGAACATCATGATCATGGGTTCTCCTATAACTGTACAGTTTCATTGGTAGGGTATTTAAATGACGACTATGAAGGTGGAGAGTTATATTTTAGATTACAAAATTTAAATATTAAGCCAAAAGCAGGAGATTTATACATATTCCCATCTACATATATGTATCCTCATCAAGCTAAAGTAGTTAAATCAGGAACTAAATATTCTTTAGTTACAATGTTAGATTATAGTGCTAAATTCCATACTCAGGAAATGTATCAAGATACTGGCAACTAGTGTCAATATTAAAAGCATACAAGACTAATCCAGACTCATTTATTATAGAACCTCTTTCTATAAAAAGAGAGTGGATGGAAAACACACCTGATAAACATGCTTATCATTGTTTTCCTGTCACTATGGCAAATTCAATTGGCTGGACCCTCTCTTGTCCAGTTGATTTAAAATTTATATGGAATGGAATAACAGATACAACACCAGACACTGTTAAAATATTGTCTGGAGATCAATACGGATATACTGGTAGAGGACAAGGAACAGTTAGTCTTATGACTGGCTTGATATTTAAATCAGAACAAGACGTCAGTTTATTAACTATAAATTGTTTAAATTACTTTTATGAAGACTTTGAAGTAATGGCTTCATTAATTAGTACATCATTTTATCCAAACGAATTACCATTAGCAATAAAAGCAAAAACTGCAAATAAAGAAATTATAATAAAAGCTGGCACTCCAATAGCAACAATTATTCCAATTTCATTAACTAAATTAAAGGATGAGTCTATAGAAATAGAAAATTTTATACACAATCCAGAATATGCTCAAAAACAAAAAAGTTATGGAGATGCTGCTCAAGAAGTAAACAAATCTGGGCAGTGGACAGATTGGTATAGAGATGCTGTAGATGAAAATAAAAATTCAGTTGGATCACACGAAGTTAAATCATTAAAATTAAAAGTAATAGATAATACCTTGGATAAAAATAATGAATAATAAAATTAAATTTGTTTCAAATAGGCCATGGCTAAATGAATCTAGTATATCTAAACCGTCTCCTTCAATTAAAGAAATTCCAGATTGGTTTAGAAAAGCTGATAGATTTGCAATACACCCAGTAACAAAAGATTACTGGAAGGGTCCAGACGGAGGAAAAATTCCAACTTGGAAAGCCTGCCCAGCAATATTTGACATACTTGGTACGGGATATCTTTTAAAAACACCATGTGATATAAAATTTTATTTAAAGAATAATAAAATTTCTGTAGAAATCAAAGATGAAAAATATAAAGATTTTTGTTCTGAAAGACAGCCTATGCCACAATTTGTTCATCCCCAAGGATATTACAATGAGCATTTTGCATGGTACCCAGACTGGGCAATTGAATTACCAGAAGGGTATAGCGCATTATATACTACACCATTAAATAGATTTGATTTACCATTTTTAATGACAACTGGAATTGTAGATAACGATAAAATTAATCTACCAGGAACAATGCCATTTTTTATTATTAAAGGTTATGAAGGAACTTTACCTGCTGGAACACCGTATGCACAAATTATACCTTTTAAAAGAGAAGACTGGGATTCTGAAATTTTTATAGAAAATCCAAATAATCTTTATAAAAAAAATCAAAAAAATAGTGATAGGTATAGAGTAAAAGATGGCGGAGTATATAAAAACGAGGTTTGGTCTAAAAGAGTCTATGAATAGGATGGTATAATAAATTATGGACGATAGAGAATTAGCTAATGGAAAACAAAATTGGGATGACCGCATCTCTATAACCCCACCAGGATTTTTTGGAACTTCCCCAGACAAAATTCAAGCAAGAGAAAATTTTATGACAGAAGAAGAAAGACTCTTTCTTCTAAATGCAGCAAAATCAATTGATACATGGGACAGAACAGAAACCCATTATAACGACAAAGGCATAATTATATATGACGCATCATACTGGGATAACAGAGTAGCCTCTAGACCAATACTAGATAAAATTGATCCAGAAATTTCTATTGTTATTCAAAGACTTGTAGACAGACTTAAAATAGAAGTAGACAATTTTTTTAAAGTAGATGCAAAGCCGACAAGTCCAGCAATAGTAAGATGGATGGAAGGATATAGACAAGAGCCTCATGCGGATAAACAACTTCAAAACGGAGAGCCAAATGATTTCCCTTGGTATGATTTAGCGGGATTATTTTATTTAAACGACGACTATGAAGGCGGAGAACTATACTTCTTAAATCAAGAAATTGAATTTAAGCCAAAGCCTGGGGCAGCGTATTTTTTCCCAGGAGATGTAGGCTATAGTCACGGAGTTAAAGAAATAACAAGTGGAATTAGATATGTGATACCATTTTTTTGGACAATATTAAGTCACACAGGAGACAAACAGCCATGACTAAACCTTTAGAATTTATTACAATATATCCAAAAATAAATGTGTATAGAAATGTTTTTAATGATGTAGATGATTTTTTAGAAAAAGCAAAGAAATTACATCCCTGGGAACAATGGTATACGTTTGGAAATATGATTTCATTAGGAGAAGATTTTTTAAAATTTGAAAAATTTCCTACAAGAGATGAATTTATAAATTCAAGAAATTGGCAAATAGACGAATCTAACTTAAATCAAAAAATTAATAAAGAGTTATGTAAAGAAGTGGGAGAAATTTTTTATGATGTAACTAGTCATTTTTTAAACATGCACCCAGATACTTCTTTGCCAAATTATACAAAGCAGGCAGCCTCAATTAATAAATATATAGAAGGCTCAGACGGAATATCTGAAAATTATTCAATGAATTATCATACGGATTTTGTCCAGCCAGAAAAAGAAATGCCAGGAAATAAATTTGGAATAACTACTACTTTTTATTTAAACGATAATTATGAAAATGGAGAAATCTGTTTTACCGTTAATGATGAATTTATTTCTCATAAACCAAAAAGGGGGGATGTAATTGTTTTCCCATCAACAGAGCCATATTATCATGGAGTTAGAAAATCTTTTGGAAATGATAGATATATGATTAGATGTTTTTGGCAATTCGAGTATGATGGATCTAAAGAGTGGTTAGATAATGAAAAAAAATATGGAAAAGAATTATGGTCAAAAATGGAAAAAGATCGAATAAAACAAGAAAGATTTGAAAATCAAATAGATTCAGAATCTGTGCACCATCTTTTAGGAAAAGATAATGGTAAATATTTATGAGACAGTGTACTTGTGGAAGATCTAATGCGTATCCATACTGCGATGGAACACACAAATTAAAAAAAATACAAAAAGAAGAAAACATAGAAATTAAAACAGAAGAGGAACAAAAATGAAAAATGGCATGATAGACTTTATAGATAAATCTAAGTTTATTTATTTACAAAACGAAGAAGTCCCTTCTGAAAAAATGGGAAAACTAGGGGTTAAAGTAAATACTATAGTAGAAATTCCTAATTTTATAGACCCTGAAATTGTTCCAAAAATGATTAATTTTTTTGAAAATTGTGATGTTGACTGGGGAGATATTGCATTTTATGGATCATCTGGAAAAGGAATTAAAACAGATTCAGAAACAATGAAAAAATTTGATTTACCAGAAGGATTTTTTGATAAAATAAAAGATAAATATCAAGAAGCTGTTCAAGCAGTATTTGAAAGAGAAGTTAAAGCGAACACGTCTCATGCACAAAAGTGGGATGTTGGAGGATTTGCAAGTCCTCATTCAGACAACTCAGATAACGACGGAAAGCCAAATGCTTTTGAAATAAATAAATATGTAGGAATACTTTACCTTAACGATGACTACGAAGGTGGAGAATTATATTTTTGTGACAAAGATAACGAAATGAAAACGTACTTATCCTTTAAACCAAACGCTTATTCTTATTATGTTTTTCCTGGAGGTTATGAAAATATTCACGGAGTTTCAGAAATAACTAAGGGCACAAGATACACCATGGTTTCATTTTGGGATTACGCAGATTCAGTTTATGATCAAGAAACATTGGATAGATGGGAAGAAGAAGAAAAGCAAGTTAGAATTGAACAGGCAAAACAAAAAGAAGAGTGGAATAAAGGAAACAAATATGCCTAATGTGGAAAGATTTGATAAAATATCTTACTACAAAAATGTTATAGAAAATCCAAAATCTTTAATTAATTTAATAGAGGAATCAGATAAAAATTTAAATGATCATACAAGCATTCCCGTATGGCAAGAATGGATTGCTAGTGGGGATGAAAAATATGTTTTTGGATATCAAAAAAGATTTAGTAGCTCTGTTGAATCGGATACAGACCAAGATATACAAAAAATAAACTATATTCTTAAAAAAGCAATAGTCGACTCGTCAGAAGATTATTCAAAATATTATTCAATAAATATAGGTAGCCTAATGCCATTGTCTATAAGTAAATATTCTACTGGAAAATCTATGGGGCCACATGTTGATGATTATAATAATGGAGATGATCCTAATATATCAGTAGTTCTATATCTTAATGATAATTATGAAGGCGGAGAAATTAATTTTCCAAATCAAGATATAACTATAAAACCAGAAGCAGGAAGCATTGTAATATTTCCATCTGTAGAGCCTTACTACCATCAGTCTTTACCAGTTATTTCTGGAATTAAATATATGTCTCCTGGATTTTGGCGTAAAACCAACAAGGTGGTATAATTTAAAAATGGCCACTATTTCAAATGATAAAAACTGGAGATTTCCAGATTACACAGACTCCCCAGACATCCCAAGAGACATTTCATATTTAGCCGCTGATATTTCTGAATATATTGACAATCATCCTGGTCCAACTGGTGCAACTGGCGCAACTGGCGCAACGGGGCCATCAAACGTTTTATCTGTAGGAACAGTAACAACTGGAAACGCAGGCTCATCTGCCTCAGTTACAATTGCGGGCACATCGCCAAGCCAAACAATAAGTTTTACAATTCCTCGTGGAGATACTGGTGCAACTGGCTTAACTGGCGAACAAGGAATTCAAGGCGTACAAGGTATTCAAGGCGAACAAGGTATTCAAGGACTTAAAGGCGACAAGGGAGACACAGGAGAAACTGGTGCAACTGGCGCAACTGGACCAACTGGGTCACAAGGTGAACAAGGTATTCAAGGACTTAAAGGCGACAAGGGAGACACAGGAAATACTGGTGCAACTGGTGCAACTGGACCAACTGGACCGCAAGGTGAACAAGGTATTCAAGGTGAACAAGGTATTCAAGGGGAACAGGGAACTGGTGTTAATATACTTGGTTCTTATCCAAACTTAACAGCACTACAAACAGCACATCCTACTGGAAGTCCTGCAGATGCATATTTAATTAATAATGATTTATATGTTTGGTCACAATCAACATCTTCTTGGATAAATGTTGGAACAATAAGAGGTCCACAGGGAGATCAAGGAATACAAGGTATTCAAGGACTTAAAGGCGACAAGGGAGACACAGGAGAAACTGGTGCAACTGGTGCAACTGGACCAACTGGGTCACAAGGTGAACAAGGTATTCAAGGACTTAAAGGCGACAAGGGAGACACAGGAGAAACTGGTGCAACTGGCGCAACTGGTCCGCAGGGTCCGCAAGGAGAACAAGGCATACAGGGAATTCAAGGTATTCAAGGAGAAACTGGTTTAACTGGAGCAACTGGTGCAGCTGGACAAGATTTAGTTTCAGTATTTACAATTGCACAAAAATCTTCATCTTACACAATAGTATCTTCAGATCTTGGAAAGCTAATAGAAATGTCAAGCGGAGGAACTATAACCGTACCGACAGACTCAGAAATATTTGCTGTAGGATCAACAGTTGATATTGTTCAAACTGGTTCATCTCAAGTCACAATTGCAGGAGACACTGGAGTAACAGTAAACTCTACTCCTGGATTAAAATTAAGATCACAATGGTCGTCTGCAACGCTAATAAAAAGAGGAAATAATCTTTGGGTTGCTGTTGGCGATTTGAGCGCCTAAAATGCCAAAATCAAGCCGTGGTAAACACGGAGTAAGAAAAACTTCAGTTCCAAGTGTTACTGGACAATCCTATACAACCGCAGAAACATTTTTAACAAATTTAGGATTTTTATATTTATTTACTACAACAGATACTTCTACAGAATCAGATAATTTAAAAATATATTCACAAGGATTATCTAGTGGCACAGTAGTTCCACTTGGAACCCAAATACCAATGCAGTATTATGTATTTACAGGACCATTCTTCCCACCGTTCTTTCCTTACTTCCCACCGTTCTTTCCATTCTTTCCATTCTTTCCTTACTTCCCACCATTCTTTCCTTACTTCCCACCATTCTTCCCATATTTCCCACCATTCTTTCCATTCTTTCCATTCTTCCCATATTTCCCACCATTCTTTCCTTACTTCCCACCATTCTTTCCTTACTTCCCACCATTCTTCCCACCAGCATTTGGTCCATACTTTGTAAGATGCGTAGATGGCGACACCTTAATACTAACTAGCAATGGTCCAAAAAAAGCTAGAGATATTAAAATTGAAGATGTGCTTTTAACAGTTAATCTAGAATCATTAACCGAAGAATCAAATGCAACTCCATTACAAATTAATGTGCAAGATTTACAGTTAAATAATTTAGTACATACTAAAGTTACAAATGTAATTGCTTCTAATAAAGTGGAAAGAGTATATTTTAACAACGATAAAACAGCTCAATTTACTGAAACTCACCCAATATTCGTAAAACGCAATAACGAATATCGTGTAGTAGAAGCAGGCACAGTTCAAGAAGGAGATTTTTTAATAACTATTAATCCAGATGAATTATCAGAAAATTTAGATATCAATAAAGTTATATCAGAAACAGTGGTTACTAAGGTAAATAAAAATATTTTAAATCTTGAAAAAGATGTTTATACATTTAGCTGCGATCCATACAATTGGTATTTTGCAGGAAATATATTAACACACAATAAATAATCAGGGGATAAACGGTAAAATGTCATATAAGATTAAAATATTAAAAGACCATCCAGTTGGATTCTGGCAACTAGATGACGTTGCAGTAAATCCAACTTTTGACTTTACTGATATTTTAGATAAATATGATACATACCAAGATCTTCTAGATGCGTATGAAGAATATGGAAACATTAACTATTTAGCAGAAGACAGTTCTGGATGCTCTAATTTTGGTTTATATGTAGGAGACTTTAATAATAATCCAAAACATTTTCCTTTATCTCCAAGCGGTAATTATTCTGTAGAAATTACATCCTCTAAAAGCATAGAATTTCCAATTGTTAATAGTTATTATAAAAACAATGCTCCTGGAGGATTTGGTACAATTGATTATGGAGATAATGATTTTACATTAGAATGCTGGATGTATCCAGAAATAAGTACAGACTCTTTAACTACAATATTAGGAGACAGTACAAAAAATGTTGGAATATTTTATGAAAATGGAAACATAATTTTTAAACTAGGTCAAGAAATTTTAGAGCATACTTTACCATTTATTAATAAATCTATACACATAGCCTGCGTGTATTCAGTCACAGAAGCTCACATATACATAGATGGTAATCTTTGTGTAAGTAAATTAATATCATCTAATCCATTTACAAACAACGAAATATTATTAACTTCTGGACCTACATCAGACTCAGACGATAAGTTTTTAATAGATGACGTAGCGGTATATAGATACGGGCTGCCTTATGTAAAAATACTAGATCACTATTCTAATCATAGCCATACTAATCCTTCTCAAATATCTCAAACAGATAATGGAGAATTCTTTGAATTTTATGACACCGATATAAGTAAAGTTTTTACATATTCTTATCCTTTTGATAGAACATGGGAAGAATTAATAACAGACGATTTATATTATGATCAAACAAATAAATATATTCAAATTAAAAAAGGCGAAACTTTTGATAGCAAAACAGTTATATTGACAGATACTATATATTTACCAGCGGCGACAATTATGGATTCTTCAAAAATAGAATGGTTTGGGGATAATGGGATAACTGTTGAAACCAGCACAGACGGAATAGACTATAGCACATGTGTAAATGGACAATCTATTCCACAATACAAAATTTCACAATTTAATAGCAGCAAGGTTTTAAATATAAAAATAATAATGTCTTCTGGAAACATATCTAAGTATCTACCAAAATTATATAATTTAGATATTAGTTTTTATAATAATCAAATAATGTATTCTAAAAATGGATCAAGCTATTTATCAAAAATTCAAGACTTAGATTTTTATCTAGGTAAAGATTTGTATTCAATTGTAAACAGAGATCCAAGAAATGGAGTGCTAGTTCCAGAAAACTCTGGATTTAAAATTAATCTTTTCGAATTAAAACAGTCTATAGAATTTTTTTACACCCCTTATTCTTTAAGCAAAAGCCTACTTATTAGCTCTATTGTAAGCGGGACAGGGGCGGCTAGTGAATATTCATGGAATACAAATGGGTCAATTAATAAAACAAATATAGCCTCTATATATGTTAATGGGGTAGATGTATCTGCCCAAACCCTAATATCTAATATATTTAAGGTAAACGATATACACCATGTGGTTATTAATTTTACAGCTCCAATATATGGGGAAGTTACAGTAAATTATAAATCCTCTGGATCAGTTAAATCTTTATATCAATATATGTCATTTTATAAGGAATTGCTAGACTATAATAAGATTATTAATCATTATGATTTATATACCTCTAGGCAGTCCTATCAAACCAGCGGATCTTCCATAACCTTGTCCGAAAATTCAGTAAACCTATATAATAATGACTGGCTTGTGATACAAAACTCATAATCCTGTCAATTGTCTTGACAAAATATGGACTTTAACCACAAGTAATGGTAGAATTAATACCTAATGGATATTAAAAATGTTAATCAAAAGGTAATAGAAGAAACAACTTTAGGAATATACGTATGGGAAATGCCAGACGGAAGATGGATTGGCGATGACGATGGAAACTTTTTATCAATAACAGCTAAAAAGGGTAATCGATCAAAGATAGATTTATTGGCTAGAGAAGTAAGATCATTTGGAATATACGAAGGCCAACCTAAATTTTTATCAGGCAGACGTAAAATCGATGATGAAGAATTTGAACACCAAAAACAAAGATTAGATTGGGGTCTAACACCAGATCCGCTAGATATCGGCGTATACAAAGATTCAATTAAAAATGGAGGAAAGCCTTAATGGAATTTATTAATGATGATACAGAGTTTGTTCAAAATATAGATATATCAAATTCTGCTGATTGGGTAAGATTTAATGGCAAAGAGGTTGTAGTAGATAATGACCCATTTAATATCGGAGAATCAGAATTAAAAAAAGTTAATGGCCTTAGCACTAATTTTAGACGAAAAATGTCTAGAGAGTTTTCAAAAAGATTTATTGGTCAAGACGGAACTGGAACGCAACAAAATTTATTGCAACAGGCAGTTACTGGATATGCAATGTTCGATTTGGTTCAACCAGTCTATAACCTAGAATACCTTTCAAAAATTTATGAAATATCACCGTACAACTACGCAGCAATTAATGCAAAGGTTGCAAATATTGTAGGACTTGGGTATACATTTATAGAAACAAAAAAAGCAAATGATGCTTTAGACAATATTTCAGACGACAAACAATTAGATAGAGCACGTAGAAAATTAAACAAGCTTCGCCAAGATTTAGATAATTGGCTAGAAGAAACAAATGAAGAAGAAACATTTACAGAAACATTAATTAAAGCCTATACAGATTTAGAAGCTACGGGTAATGGATTTATTGAAATTGGTAGAACTACTTCAGGAAACATAGGATATGTCGGACATATCCCAGCTAAGACCATGCGTGTTCGTCGTTTGCGTGATGGATTTATTCAATTGTTATACGGAAAAGCCGTATACTTTAGAAATTTCGGTGATCAAGAAACTCCTAATCCAATAGCCGACGGAACAGATAGACCAAATGAAATTATTCATTTAAAGAAATATACACCAATGAACAATTACTATGGCTTGCCAGATATAGTCGCAGCACAAACATCAATGGCTGGCAATGAGTTTGCTGGTAAATATAATTTAGATTATTTTGAAAATAAAGCAGTTCCAAGATATATAATTACTGTTAAGGGCGCAAAGCTCTCACCAGAATCTGAAAGAAAACTATTGGAGTTTTTTCAAGTAGGCCTAAAGGGTAAAAATCATAGATCTCTATATGTCCCACTTCCACCAGATAGCCCAGACTCAAAAGTTGAATTTAAAATGGAGCCAATTGAGGCAAACTCTCAAGAGTCTTCATTTAATGTTTATCGTAAATCAAATAGAGATGAAATACTATTAGCTCATAGAGTTCCTATAAATAAAATAGGGGTTCCAGAGGGAATTAGTTTGGCGTCTGCTCGTGATGCAGATAAAATGTTTAAAGAGCAAGTATGTAGACCAGCACAAGATATTTTAGAGAAAAAATTAAATAGAATTATTTCAGAAAAAACAGATGCATTAATGCTTAAATTTAATGAATTAACTTTAACAGATGAGGACACTCAGTCTAAAATTGATGAGCGATATTTAAGAATGCAAGTAATTACCCCAAATGAAGTTAGAATTAGAAAGGGCATGGTTCCTAGGGATGGCGGAGATGATGTCGTTGATTTAAAAGCACAGGGAGCGGCAGAGCAAAGAGCCCAGGCTGGTAATTCAAGACAAAGAACTCAGGAGAGATCTGCAAATTCTCCCGATATTTCTGGGGAGGCCAGAAATCCAAAAGGTGAGGGTAGAACCACAGCTTAATTATTAGGCAACTAGTTATTTGCCTTTTTATGTATACAAAGATAAAATTAAGCATATGAATATCGAAAAATCTTATTGGTCCAGTAATGGCGATGATATTAGTTTATCTATTCCTTTCACAAAAGTCAATCGTGAAAAGAGAACAGTTTCTGGTTTTGCAACACTAGACAACATTGATCAAACAGGAGATGTTGTAACCGCAGAGGCAAGCTTAAAAGCTTTTGAAGGTTTTAGAGGCAATATCAGAGAAATGCATTCATCCAATGCAGTTGGTAAAATGGTTTCATTTAGACCAGAAACTTATTACGATACAAAATCAGGTGAATTTTATAATGGAGTATATGTAGATGCATACATATCAAAAGGCGCACAAGATACCTGGGAAAAGGTTTTAGACGGAACTCTTCAAGGATTTTCAATTGGCGGAAAGATTGTAGATTCAGAAAACGAAGTAAATAAATCCACAGGAAATCCAGTAAGATTTATTAAAGAATACTCATTGATAGAACTATCAGTTGTAGATTCACCAGCAAATGAATTATGTAATATTTTATCTATTCAAAAAATGAATGGACAATTAATTTTTAAAGGAATAGCAGCAGATACCATTACGGAAAATATTTTTTATTGTGAAGATAGTGATTCCGTATTTATGTCAACAGAAGCAACCTATACCTCACCAGTAACTGGCAAACTAGCAAGTTTAATTGGCTGGGTAGAAACTAACGATGTTAACAAAGCAAAAGAAATAGATAAAATTCTTGCTTCATTTAAGAAGTCAAGATTTACGTTGCCTGAAACACAAATAGCAAAACAGGCAAACGCAAAAGGAGGTAATGAAGTGTCAGAAAACACAGAAACAGTAGCAGTTGAAGAAACTGCTCCAGTAGAAGTTTCAATCCCTGCAGAAGCAGTAATTGAAAAAGCTGTTACAGAAGATGTAGTAGCAGATGCTTCTGCCGAAATCGTTGAAAAAGCAGCAGACGTCTCAGAAGTCGTCGTTGATGAACCTGATTTTGCAAAAATGTTAGGTGACCTAAAAGGCTTTTTCTCAGAAACTCTAAGCAAGGCTTCAGAAGCAAATGCAGCACAAGTTACAACTATTAAAGAAACAGTTGAATCTTTTAGCAAGAGCGTAGAAGCCAGAATATCAGAGTTGGCAGAACAACACTCAGAACTCAACAAAACTGTTGAGAACATCAAAAACACGATTGATGGTGTAGAAAAGCGTGTCGATGCAGTAGAATCAGAGACTGCAATTAAGAAGTCCTCAGACCTTGGCGGGTCTCAGGAAGTAAAAATCCAAAAATCAAAATGGAATGGTTCTTTCCTCGGTTCCGTAAACGAACTATTTAAATAAAGGGTAGGTAAACAAATTATGAGCAATGAATTATTAGAAAAGGCAATTGCAACTGGCACAACAGCCACAGGCACTTTCGCTTCAACAACTGGAGGAGAGGGAATTCACACAGGGTCAGAAAGTGGCAATGGTGGATTACTTAATCCAGAACAATCAGCTCGATTTCTAGACTACATGTTCGACGCAACCGTAATTGGTAAAGTCGCACGTACCGTTAGAATGAAATCTGATACAACTGAAATTGATCGCATGGGCGTAGGCGAAAAGCTTATGAAGCTTGCGACAGAAGGAGATGACGCAAACAGTGGCAACTCTGCTGTGACATTCTCAAAAATTTCTTTGACAACAAAGAAGTTACGTCTAGATTGGGAACTTTCAACTGAGTCTCTAGAAGACAACATTGAAGGTGCAGATCTAGAAGATCATATTGCACGTCTGATGGCAACACAGGCTGGTAATGATATTGAAGACTTGGTTCTTAACGGAAACACAGCTCTATCATCTGATCAACTTTACAAAGCATTTGACGGAACAGTTAAGCTTGCAAAAGCAAACGGTCACGTAGTAGATGCAGGTGGAGCCGCAATTAGTCGTGCTACATTTAATAGCGCATTAAAGGCACTTCCACGTAAGTACAAGCAACGTCGTACAGACCTTCGCTTCTTGTCAGGTTCAAACTTGATTCAAGATTACTTATACTCAGCATCATTACTTGGTGCAGATGGATCAGCTAACCCACAAGATATCGCTTCAAGCGTTATCCGTGGAGGCGTACAGCCACTAGGCGGTCCAGCAGGATACGTAGCACCTTTCGCATTTGGTATTCCAATTGTTGAAGTTCCGCTACTAAGCGAGACACAAACTGGCTCATACTCAGGAGCAACAGGATCACACGGTGACGTCCACTTGACATTCCCAAATAACGTAGTTATTGGTATCAAGCGTGATGTAACTGTATACCGATTCTTCTGGCCAAAGAAGGACTCAATCGAGTACACAATGTATACTCGTGTTGGCGTTCAAATTGAGCAAGCAGACGCTTGGGTAGTAGTAAAGAACGTTAAGATTGCTTCCTAATTAGGAATTAGTCTAAATAAAAGCCCCCAATTAATTTTGGGGGCTTTTCATTTGAATTTAGTAATGATATAATTAAAGAACTAGACTAAGGAGAATATATGTCATTTGAGACATTAAAACTATCTGAAATAAAAAAAATAGCCGAAGACTTTGGCGTAGACATACAAGCATTAAAAAGCAAGAACGATATCATTGCATCATTAGCTGAAGAAGGCGTGACATGGTCAATATATCAAAAGACTATTAAAGACATAGACGACAATAAAGAAGAGATTGAAGTTTTACCAAGATTTGATGCTAAAAAGAGTCAAGACAAAGATTCAGTTTTAGTTAGAATGGAAAGAGCAAATCATAGATACGATGCTATGGGATTTACATTTACAAGTACACACCCATTTGTAGCAATGTCTGAAGAACAAGCTCAAGAAATTTTTGATAGGGAGGAAGGTTTTAGATTAGC